AAGTGGCGGTATCGTCGCTGCGACTCTGGCAGCGGTGACCGGCGTCGCAGCCGCACAGGTTACGAACGACGCTCAGGTTTCGGGCGTGCTCGATGCGATGACCGCATCAGCAACAGCCACGGCGACGAACAGGGCTATTCAGGGAAGTGTGCTCGGACTTCTGCTTTCAAACGTCAACGCGATCGTCGTCGACGCTGGAGAGGCCGAAGCAACGCTCGGCCCGCTGACGGCGACTGCCAGCATGGTGCACGTCATCCAAAACCGAAGCGAACCAGCCGCGCTTTTGATCTGAAGGGAATCTCGAAATGACCGCGATCTATGTGAAGCCGCGCACCGGCGGCCGCGTCCGCATGCCTGAGCGTGGCTCACGACCGATGCCGCCGGACGGCGCTTGGGTGGAGCGCGGTGATTACTACGAGCGCCTTCTGATCAGCGGGGACGTCACGATCTGCGAGCCTCCGGTCGCAAAAGCTCCGGTGAAGAGAGACGCTCCCGGCAGCAAAACAAAACCCTCTCAACCGGCGGTCGGTCTCACCCGTCCCGCAAAGGAGACCTGATCCATGACCGTCACTTACAACGCCATCCCGGCGAACCTGCGCGTTCCGTTGTTCTATGCCGAGATCAATGCAGGCCAGTCGCCGTATTCCGGACCCAGCCGCCTTTTGCTGATCGGGCAGAAACTCGCTGCCGGTTCTGCGGTCCTGAACACACCGATCCGCCTTGACGGTAACGAGGAGGGTCTGCTGGGCGCCGGCACAATGCTTGCGGAGATGGCGATTTGGGCGCGGCAAAACCATCCCTTCGGCGAAATCTGGATGCTGCCGATCGACGATCCATCCGGCGCCAATCAGACCTTCACGGTCACCGTTGCCGCTGGCATCGCTGGCAAGACCGGGACGGCCGTCCTGTACGTTGCCGGCGAGCGCATCGAGGTCCCGGTTGCGGCGACCGATGATGAGGCCGATGTCGCTGCCAATCTCGCCGCCGCGGTCGGTGAGGGCTACGTCAAGTTTGGTCGACCTCTCTCGTTTCCGGTTACGGCCAGCGTCGCGACCAACGTTGTCACGCTGACCGCGCGGCACAAGGGAACGCTGTGCGCCAAGATCTCCATCGAGAAGAACCTGGTCGGCGATGAAGGCCCGCTGGCTCAGTATCTGACGATTGCCGCTGGGACTGCGGGCACTGGTGTCCCGGCGCTTGGTACGGCGCTCGCCTCGCTTGGCGACCAGGAATACGACTGGATCGCCGCGCCCTATGCGGACACGACTTCACTCGATACCATCAAGGACTTCCTTGGTGCGACGTCCGGGCGCTGGTCGCCGATGCAGCAGCTGTACGGCCACTATGTCACTTCGCTTTTCGACAGCTTTTCTAATCTACCGACGGTGGGTGCGGCCCGAAACGATCCGAACGTCTCGATCATGGGGGTCGCCAACTCCCCTTCGCCGCCCTGGCGCTGGGCGGCTGCTGTCGGCGCCCGGATTGCGATGGATAAGAACATCGGTGGGGAGGTCGACCAGGCCTACCGGATCAGCCTTCCGCTACAGACGCTCGACCTGGTCGGCATCAAGCCGCCGAAAGCACGTACCGATTGGTGGAATCCCCTTCAGCGCAACCAACTCTATCAGGACGGCATCGCCGGCTTCCGCGTCCTGGTTGACGGAACGGTGCTGCTTGATCGTGTCGTGACGACCTACCAGACCAACAGCTACGGACAGCCCGACATCACTTGGCTGGACGTCGAGACCCGGGCCCAGTTGGTCTATTTCGTTCGCTACAATCGTCAGCGCATCACCCAGGTCTTCGGCCGCAAGGCGCTTGCTGACGACAACCCGACCAACAATCCCGGGATCGTTACGCCGCGGATCATCAAGGCGGAGTGCGTCCACATCTACAAGGAGCTCGAGGCCGGCGGCTTGGTCGAGAACTCGGCCGCCTTCGCGCAGGCCCTTGTTGTGGAGCGATCGGCCGATCCTAACCGTATCAACGCCTACCTGCCGATCGATGTTGTCAATCAGCTCCGCGTGTTCGCCGCGAACGTGACCACGTTCCTGCAATATCCGGCCTAAGCCGCCCAGGTGGCAGCATTCTCCTGAAAGGAAACGACAATGCATACTTCCGGCGGCCGGGTTTCGACGGTCATCAACGGCGTTCAGTTTTCATCGCGCAATGCCAACATCAAATTGGACCCCTCAAACATGAACGTTTCGGTCGCGTCCAACGGCGACGGGACCAACTACAGAACGGTTGAAGCTACTCCGCGAACAGCGGAGATCAGCTTCGACAGGCTGGTCGATTATAACGGCACACCCCTCAAGTGGGACGAGTCCGTGATGCGGATGATCAACATGTCCGTCACCTTCGTCGAGCAGGACACAAACATCACGCATCTTCTGACCAACGCTTGCTTTACCGGGAAGCCGAGTCTGGACATGGGGACCGGCGAGATCAGCGGCGTCGGCATCGCCGCTGATACCTACGAAACCATCCGATAAGGGGTCACATGTCCGGGAACGTAACTGTCAAGCTGATCAACCCCATCCAGGGTCATGAGGGCCAGATCGGAGAGATCGTTCTGCGTGAGCCCAAGTATTCCGACGTTATGGCGCTGGGAGAGCCCACGACCTATGCGCGGAGCGAGGGCGGGATGATCTACACCGCGGAGCGCGACGGCGTTGTGCAGTCGTACATCGAGCGGTTGCTGGTCGAACCGAAGGACACCGGCTTGCTTGCGCAACTGTCCATCGCCGACACCCTCAAACTGAAGGATACAGTGAGCGGTTTTTTTGGAGCCGCGCGCGAGGCGATCTATCCCGCATCGCGCGAAGACTAGTGTTTGATCTGCGCGTGGTCGGTGCCGACGCATGTGCGCAGATGACCTTCGCTGAACTCGAATTCTGGCACGAACTGTCGATGCAGGGCGGAAAGTAAATGGCGAAGATTATTGAAGCCAAAGCCGTCATCACCGCGCAGGATAAAACCGGTGCGGTCTTCGATAAGATCGCTAAGAAATTCGATGGCATCGCCAAGGCGGGGAAGACATTCGAAGGCATTAAGGCGCCGATGCTCGGAAAGGCAGGATGGGGCCCATCATTCCAGCGTGAAATTGACGCGCTGAAAGTGTCTTCGAAGGAGCTTTCTGGGATCCAGAAAAGCTGGGCCTCATTTAACACGGCCATGTCTCAAAACGGGCCAATGCGTGCTGCGAAGTATTTTGGCGCTGTTGACCAGTGGAAGACACGAACGCTTTCGAACCTGCGCGAGGTCCGCCTCGGCTTGGATGAGACCGAGAAACATCACAAAAAGTTCCTCGCTGGGGCAGGCCATTTTGCCCGGCACACAACTGGGCATCTCATCGGCGGCTTCGGTGCAGCCTATGTAGCCGGTCATGGGGTCAAGCACGTCATCAAGGCCGCGGCCGAGCGAAATCGGGAAAGCATACGATACGATCAAATGGGGATGACCCCCGACGAGCAAGCGCAGGCCAATGTCGTAGCCAGCAGAATATCGTCAGCTTATCCGTCTATCTCGCGCACTGAGGTTCTCTCCGACCTCCGCAAGAACGCGTCTCGCCTTGGCGGTTTCGATAGGGCGAAAGAGATCGCGGAGGTTTACGCCAAAGCCAGGATCATGAACAAACTCTCTGGTGGAGATGAACATGAGCTTGAACAGGTCGTAAGAGCGGCAGAAGGCGTCGGTGCGGCGAATTCACCGGCTCAATTCAAGCAGTTTCTAAATGCCTTTACCAAGGCGAAGGCAGCGAACCCTGACTACACTGGAGAGCAGTTTCGTTCGGATTTTGCAGCCGCTGGCGCCGCAAAGTACGGCCTCGGTAAAGACTATATGGAAAACGTGTTCCCGATCCTGGCTTCGCACACGTCCGGCTTTGGCGTGAAGCTTGCGACCAGTAACTCGGCCTTGATCGGCGGCCGGATGACAAAACAGTCCCGAGCGGCGATGACGGCGGCTGGCCTGCTCGACAAGGATGGCAAGCTGATCGAACAAGAGCTTTACCAAAAGAACCCTTATGAATGGACCCAAAAGATCATTAAGCCTCGGCTGGAAGCAAAAGGCGTGCAGTTCATATGTCGGAGCACGACAAACGGACTGTCTCGGCTGTAACAACGAGGTGGTTCTCTGCCAAGAACACGTCCGATCAGATCATAACCAACCTTCTTGATGCGGCATTGGTCGAAAGGGCACGGAGTCGCAAAACGCTTGATATGGATTCTGCGCAGGATTTGCAGAGGCGGGATGCAGGCACCGCGTGGGATGGACTTTCAAAACAAGCGTCTGATCTATCGACCGCTTTCATAAGTTTGAAGTCCTCCATTTCTGGGATGAATGCCGCGGCGGGTATTTTCGCCAATATGACCAAGGCGCTGGAAACTGGCAAAATGCCAGAAAACACGCCGTTTACTCGGGCGACCGGCCCATCTGCACAAATCAAACGTATTAACGAAAGGATAGCTCACTCACCTGGGATGCCTCAGGCCACGCTGGCGTCACTTCGCCAGAAAGCTTTCGACGCTCAGATGGAGATTAATCGGGCCGAGAGTCAGAAAGGGATGCCTGACACGCTATTTAGTGAAAAGGAAATCGAGGATTGGAAAACGGGTGGCCCTCCTATTCCTTGGAAGGGTCGCGTCCCTTTCCCTCATCGCGATCCCCGAGGTGGTTTTCCCAAGGCAGATTTCGACGTTCCTCTTCCTAAAGATGATCCCAGGCCGAGGACACTCGGAATGCCGCCGGTGCAACCTATCGACGCCGGCCCGACAAAGGTGGATGTCCAGGGCGAAGTTCATGGCGAGGTCAAGCAGACCATTACGGTGGAAGCCGGTTCATACCTCAAAGTGCTCATCGCGACGGCCGAGCAGGTTGTTAAGCTCTACGGCTCCCTCAACCACGGAGGCAACGGCCCAGGCTCTGCAGGTCATTCATCGCCGGATGCAGCCGCAGCGCCGTCCGCACCATCAACGGGCCATGCTGGAGCGTCATCATCATGGTGACCATCGCGCGCGACTGGCTGACCACGCTGTGGCCGGCGAGCTTCAAGGGCGTCCCGTTCAAGGTCGAGCGTGATGCTGAAGCCGCGGGCCGTCGCATCCGGATCCACGAATTCCCGATGCGAGACGATCCGTATCTGGAGGACCTCGGAGAGCTTCGCCGCGAATTCGACGTCCTGGCTTATGTGGCGTCCGACAGCGCCGACGTGGACGCCGGGTCTCTGATCAACGTCTGCGCTGCGCGAGGCGCCGGTGTGCTGGTGCTGCCGTCGCACGGCCCGATCTCGGCGCGATGCCTGACCGCGGAGCGGCGCCGGGACAAGGATAAGCACGGATATATTGCGATCGGCATGCGCCTGGTTCGCGAGGGCGCTTCGAGCGCGCTTGGCTCGGTTGCGATGCGGGCGAACCTTACGTTTGCTGCGGCCGATAATCTGAGCGTAGCTCTGGCGGCGTCGTTCGCGTCGGCCATCAGGATTTCTGGCCAGCCCGGGTTCGTCGTCGATCAGACGACCGAGTCAGTGCAGGACAGCTATGCCGCTCTGGAAGGCGTTCGCACCTCGGAGCCAGTACTCGCCTCTAAGAGCGCAGGGATCAGAAACACGATCCAGGCGGCGTTTGATGCGACGCCGACAGTGATTGTGTCGGAGCCATCGGTCGCGGCGTCCGGCGTCGTCTCGATCGCACGTGCGCTAGGCGATGCGATGCCGCCCGCAGCCGCGGTTCAGACTTTCGACGCGTTGTCGCAGTCGGCCCCGACCGATGTCGACTTGTCGGCTCGCACAGCCTCCGGACGTGCGCTCGCCAACAACTTTGTCGCATCATTCCGAAACCTTCGCCTGGCTGCGCTCGCGGCCTACTGCGAGGCCATCGTTCGAACCGAACTATCGGACCGGCCAGCAGCGCTGACATTGCGCGCGAACGTAGCTGAGTATTTCGAGGCCGAGATGGACCGGCTAACCGCGGACCAGTCCGAGCTCTACAACGCGATGGCAGGATTACGGAATGCGACGGTTGATTTTCTGTCGCGCGCTGTTCTCGACCTCGCGCCAGTGATTTCGGTTTGGCCAATATGCCTATGCCGAGCCTGTTCTGGGCGTGGCGACTGTATTCCGACCCAGCGAGGTCGCTTGATTTGGTCGCGCGGAATCGCGTCGTGCATCCTTCCTTCATGCCGGCCGAATTCGAAGCTCTAGCGCGGTAGATCATCAATGGGTCCGGAAGTCCTGTCGGTCGTCGTTGGCGGCGCCCGATACACGGCGTTTGAGCACGTGTCTGTAACGGCCGCCATGAACAAGGCGGCCCGAACCTTTAGTCTGACGGTTGCCGCTGAATTCGGGGCGTCAGCGACCAACGCAATTTTTGCCGTTGGC